AGGCGGTTGGAAAAGAAAATTGAAACAAAGGTTTACAAGCGATTAATTAAAGAGTTGCTGAAGAAAATATGAGACTAAAGGATATAAAACCAAACCCGGACAACCCACGCGTCCTAAGGGGCGACAAGTTTCAAAAGCTAAAGCAAAGTATCACGGAGTTTCCTAAGATGCTTTCGCTTCGCCCATTGGTCATTGATGAAAACAACGTGGTACTCGGTGGCAACATGAGGCTTAGGGCTTTGCAAGAACTTGGATTCACGGAGGTGGATGAAGCATGGGTAAAGCGAAGCAGCGATTTAACCGAGGATGAAAAGAAGCGGTTCATCATTGCGGACAATGTGGCTTTCGGTGAATGGGACTGGGACACCTTGGCGAACGATTGGGAAGTGGTGGACTTGGAAGACTGGGGATTAAATATACCAAAATTTGACCCAGTAGATATTGACTTTGACCCTAATGTTACACCAGAAACAAATTATAGCGATGTAACAAAAGAGCAAATTAGGGCTGAGGCTGAAAAACTTGCATCTCAAATGTTGCGCAATCACAAAGAAATTGATGTAATGTGCCCAAAATGTGGCAATGAATTTATAATATATGAATGATATAGAGATTAATAAAATTTTAAGCAACGTTAAATTTAAGTTTGCTAAGACAATGCCTAAGTTTCCTCATGAATATACTTTAAAGGAAACATGGCATGATGAAGAATTATTTGTAAAATGTGTAAAACATATTTACGAAAACGGTAAAACGGAATTATTTTTTAAAACATTTAATAAATATTACTATGCAAATGGTTATAAATATTGGTGTTACGCTATGATAAATCCACATAAAGAAAATTTAGTACATTGGACAGAAAAAAAATCTTTTATTACTCATAGTGTAAAACATTATGCTGAAAATTTGTGCATTTTAATAAATAGAGCTAAATTATGAAGTATGCAACTGCTTTAAATAAACCTAATTTATCTGCAAATAATCAGGATAAAAAATATGGAGTTTACAATATTAATAATAATATTGTAATGCATCATGATATACATAATGGGTATAATACAATGTATAATAAATGCGATATAATTTATTCAGAGTTAGCATGGAAGCATGGTTATGATATATTTATGAATAAAGCTGGTTTTAAAAAAATTAATTTTAATGAATATGTAAGTGATGTATGTAAGTTCTTACTTAATGCAAAAAAACCAGCAATAATAATAACTGGAATAAATGACTCTAAGTTATATTTACAAAATTTACAATTTAAAACAAATAAAATAAAATTACAGGTGCATAATTGTAATGCTATGGCATTGTTTTACAATATATCACCAATTATAGTTAATAACAATATTGATTTATTAACTATTATAAGTAAAAATTATAATAATGTAGGAGATTTTTGCGCTGGATATGGCAATACGGCGGATATATTTTATCAAGCAAATAAAAACTTTGTCATGTCAGATGTTAATCCATATTATGTATCATATATAGTAAATAAATATGAAAATATATAATAATGAAAATGTTTTAGAAGCGGCATTAAATAGAATCAGGTATTTATTTGATGAATTTCCTAATGTAATAGTAGGGTTTTCTGGAGGCAAGGATTCAACAGCAACATTAAATCTTGCGCTACAAGTTGCTAAAGAAAAAAATAGGCTTCCTGTAAAAGTTTTATTTATAGACCAAGAGGCAGAGTGGCAAGGTACTATTGATTACGTTACAAAAGTAATGACAGATGAAAGAGTTGAGCCAATGTGGTATCAAATGCCTATGGTAATAACAAACAATGCCTCAAGTTACAATAGGTATTCACATTGCTGGGATGAGAAAGAAAAGGATCATTGGATTCACGATAAACACCCATTGTCAATAAAAGAAAATAAATACGGAACAATTAGATTTCATGAATTATTTGAAAAAATAATTGGATATGAGTTTAAAGATATAAAAACCTGTTACTTAGCTGGCGTAAGAACAGAGGAATCGCCAAAAAGATTTGTTGCATTAACGCAATCGATAACTTATAAATATATAACTTATGGAACTGTATTAAATAAAAAAAATCAGCACTATACATTTTATCCATTATACGATTGGTCATATACGGATATATGGAAATATATTAATGAAAATAATATAGAATACAATAAAATATATGATAAATATTATCAACATGGTGTATCATTAAATGATATGAGAATATCAAATCTACATCATGAAACTGCAATACAATCATTATTAATAATACAGGAAATAGAACCTCAAACTTGGAATAAACTTGCACATAGAATAGATGGCGCTTCAAGCATAAAGCATATAAAAAGAAATAGTTTTACTTGTCCCAAAGATCTACCATATATGTTTAAAGATTGGGAAGAATATGCAATGCATTTAGCTGAAAACATTATACAAGACGATAATAATAAAAAATTATTATATAAAACAATTAATTCAAAAAGTATATCTTTTAACAAAGATTTTTATAATAATTTTAATAAACATTGTTACAATAGCTATTGGAAAGTTGTAATAAATACAATATTATCATCTGACTGGGATTTTACTAAATTAACTAATTTCATAATGGGGCATAATGCGATGACAATAAGGTATTATTACAGAAAACAATGGGATAAATTAATATGGGATAAAAATAAAAATAATCCATTTTTAACATTTGAACAAAAACAAGAAATATGGAATCAATTAAGCAAATAATTTTAGATTCATTTAATTTAGCTGAGGATAAAATTAATTTTATCAATAAATTAAATCATTTTATTTTTAATGAGGTTAATATTATAAAACAACCGATTAGTTATGTTAAATGGATTCCTTTAAACAAAGTTGAGCCAAATGATTATAATCCAAATAGTGTTGCAAAAATTGAAATGGGGTTGTTATATAAATCAATTAAACACGATGGATACACTCAGCCTATTGTAACTATTTATGATGAATCCAAGGATAAATATATCATTGTAGATGGTTTTCATAGATACTTTACTTGCAAAAACAATAAAGACATATATGAACTTAACAAAGGTCATTTGCCTTGCGTTGTCATTGAAAAGGATATTAATGAACGCATGGCGGCAACCGTAAGACATAACAGGGCGCGTGGTGAACACTCGGTTACTGGAATGGCAAACATGGTTTTTGAAATGCTTCAAAATGGATGGACAGATGAAAACATTTGCAATCATTTAGGTATGGAACCAGAGGAAATATTAAAATTAAAACATATTACTGGTTTTAGTAAATTATTTCAAGATGTTAATTACAACAAGAGTTGGGAAACAAAAAATCAAATCGCATTGAGAATAAATTATCATGGAAAAGAAAACAAAGAAAAATGATGCATTTGGATTTGAATTATTACCAGACGACCCAAAGCCAGCAAAAAAAGCAAGTAAAAAGGCTTTAACAAAAAAGCCACATTACCGCCTAAAAAGAAATAACAGACGAAATACAGACACATGGCTTTTCCGCATGATGGCAAGAAAATGAAGAAGGGTGAAACATTGAACCCCAACGGTCGCCCTAAGAAGCTCCCAGCCCTTGACCTTATCATGGCAAATGTCATGGGTCAGGAAAAGGACGGCATTACCGCGGCTGAGGCGATTATCATGAAGCTTCGCGAACAGGCGGCAAAGGGTGATATCAAGGCGGCTCAGTTGCTCCTTGACCGTGCTTACGGGAAGGCAAAGCAAAGCATTGATATTACGACGCAGGGGGAAAAGGTGACCGTGCCAACAATTATATTTACAAAGGATGGAGATAAAGGTCAGTGACAAATACCAAGCCCTTTGGCAACCGCGCACGCGTTACTTCCTCATCACTGGTGGGCGTGGTTCAGCAAAGTCCTTTACCGTGGGGCTTTGGGCTTGTAATATGTTATTGGCTTATAAGAATTGGAAGGTACTGTTCACCCGTTACACGTTATCAAGCGCTAATATTTCCGTTATCCCTGAGTTCAGGGAAAAAATTGACTTACTTGGCGTGGGTGACGAGTTTAATATGTCTAATTCATATATTACTCATAAAGCAACTAAATCGGATATAATATTTTCTGGGATTAAAACAAGTAGCGGAAATCAAACGGCAAAGTTAAAGTCGATACCTGGGTTAAATGTTTTCATTGTGGACGAAGCGGAAGAGTTTGTAAGCGAAAAGGACTTTGATACCATTGACGAATCTATTCGTACGCCTGATACACCTAACCTTGTTATCCTTGTTATGAATCCGCAAGACGTAGAGCATTGGATCTGGAAGCGGTGGTTTGAAAAGTCGCATCGCATGGAGACGATTGATGGGCATTCGATACCGATAAGCACGCACCCAGATATAACGCACATACATACAACGTACTTAGATAACTTTCATAACCTAAGTAAGGATTACGTCGCAAAGATTGAGTCGGTAAAAAGCAAGTCGCCTGAGGCATACGCGCACAGGTTCTTAGGCAAATGGCTGGATAAGAAACAGGGAGTAATATTTCCAAATTGGGTGGAAGGCGAATTTGATACAAGCCTACCTTTTGCCTACGGGCTTGATTTCGGATTTTATCCCGATCCCTTGGCATTGGTTAAAGTTGCGGTTGATATCACGGCAAATAAGATTTATGTAAAGGAAATCATTTACGAACAAAGCCTATCGTATGACATGGTTGTTACAAAGATTAAAAATGAGGTTGAAACCGATGCCATGATTGTGGCCGATACAAGTGAGCCACGTTTGATTGATGCGCTTAATTCAAATGGAATCAATGTTCAAAAAACGGAAAAGTACGCTGGCAGCGTGGTTGACGGGAT